CTTTCAAGCGATGCCGTGACTTGTTTCCAGTTTTTGAGCGCCAAATCAATGTCGTCAGGGTGCAAATTGGCGATCGTGTAGCGGCCCGATAGTATGTCGTCATTGGTTGCGGTGCCGGCGCAATTAAAATGCCGCATCCGCAACAGGAATTGTTGCCGGCTTAGTTTCTCCTCATCGATCCGCTTTAAAAGTTCGGTGTGTTCTTTGGTTAGGTTGACGGCCTCGGGATCGGTCGTTGGCGGCGCTTGCGGCGCTTGCGGCGGTTTTGGCGGGGTTTGTGGCGGATTCGCTGGCTTTGTCTCGGGCGGCGCCGCCGGCGCCTCAGGCGAGGCCGTAGGGCCCTCGGCGGCCGACTTAGATTCGCCTCGTTGCGCCGCTAATTCCGCCGCATCCGGTGCACCCATCCTAATTTCGGGCTCTTTCCGCGGGCGGCCAGGCCCGCGTTTAACCGGCTCGGGCCCCGATTCACTGCGCACCGGTCGCATGACGTTCGGCTCGGCAACCTCGGTCTTTTCCGGCGCCGGCCTGATCTCGAGCCCCGGCCCATTCGGTAAACCGGCCGGCGCCGCGGTGCGCCCGTCAAAATTCGGTTCCACAACCCGGCCCTCGGCAACTTTCGCCTGGCCGAATCCCGGCTCGCCAAACCGGTCGTCGAGCTCGGCGATCGCGCAACCTTTCAAAACGTCGCCAAAATTGTCGCGCAGGTTAAAACCCCGGGCCCGGAAAAGCAGCATCCGCTTTGGTGCGGTCACCCAGGGCGTTGCCTTTCCCTCTTTGCCTCTCTTGTCCCAAAGGCCGGCAATCTTCGCGTCGGCAACCGAATAGTCGGTCACTAGTTCGGCCTCGCCTTTGCGCTTGGTCGTGACAATGCAAGTGTAATTGTCCTCGAATGGTTGGCCGGTAAATTTCTGTGTGTAGCTCTCACAAAGCCCGCTCGCCCGCACCAGGCCAAGCGGCATGTCACCGAAAATCGTCGCCCGATTATTAACAATATAGGTCGATTGCAAAGCGGCCATCGGCGACATTCCGACCTCGAGGCCGTTGGCAATAACAATAAAACAATCGGTTTCGCTAAAACCGGGCGGGCAGAATTGCGATTTATTTATGGCTTTCGCAAACCGAAAAATGTCGTCCATATTCGACAGCACAATTCCGCGGTTCCCAACTGGCACCGAGCCGAGCCGGGACATTAAAGAAACGTTTTGGTTTTCGTCGTTCATCGAGTCTTAATTTTGGTTTTTGGGTGTTTGATTGGTATATCTGGCCGCGGGTCGCCCCAACGCCTGAAGCGTTTCCGATGGGCGCCACACATGCCGTGATCTGTTGCGGCGCGAAAGCATCCGCGCACTGAACAGTCTTTTACTTTCGACATCACCGGCCTTTCGCTAACCGGTGCCCTAAAGCCATTCCCGGTGAAAACAGCGCCCGTATGATATCAAGATTAGGGTTACGTTTCATTTACGGTGTGATCCCCGGCATGTTGGCAATTAGCCAACCAATCGCGACGCCCATGCTGATAGCGAACGAGACAACGAGTATTATTTTCATATAGGTTTATTTGTGGTTGATGCGGATCCATTCCCGCACGACGCGCGGGTGGCGCCGCATTACTTGGCACTGGCGCCGGCAATCGAGATAAATTGCGATGCCGAAAATTGCGAAAGCGCAACCGATCAAAATCAGGATAGCGGACAGGATAAGAGCAAAATCAAGCAAGTCGTTCATAGGGTTAGAAAAGCGATTGGGCAATTGAGATAGCTTCAGCATAGTCACCGGTGACTAAGACTCGGAAACCGGCCTCTTTAAGCCGGCCGGTGATCTCTAGCTGTTCAGGGGAAAGGGTGTTGTTTGAAACCTTGAATTCGATAAAGAGCGTTTTGCCGCTCATAAAATGAATGCAATAATCGGGCTCGCCGATTGTTGCCCGAGTCCGCTTGGTCGGGTTGGTATGATGGACAAGCGCAATCTTGTCCTCATGCCGTTTTAGGAAACCGCTGAAATCGGCGTGCAACCGGCGCTCGAGCCGGTGATTGCCGCGGGCGACAGCCTCGGCCCAAGTCGGGCCCTCTTGTTTGCCATATTGTTCGCCCTCGGCCGGATCCGCGAATCGGTCGGCCGGGATTTGTCCTGGGAGAATAGGCATTGGGCGGTCCCCCCTTTTAAACCGCCGCTTTTTCGAGTGATTGCCGGTGCCGTTTAATCGCCTTGATATGCTCGGCCAGTCGGTTTTCTAAGAAAATTGGTTGCCGGCTTCGACCATGACGAATGGTGCCGTCAGGCGTGATCACGTCATGGAACAAGTAGCGTTCAATAGTGTTCGTGTGAACACCGCAAGCCTCGGCTAGATCGGTGATACGGATAAAATCGGATCCGGTGGGTTTCATCGAATCGAAGTTTATCACGCCGTGACAAGGAGTGACAAGCTTTCTAGGAAAAATATTACGAAATAAAAAGCTTGTTGTTTTGTATTCTTAAAATATCCTTGACATCATTTTGTTGACATGCTGACAAAATATCCTAGTTTTTATCCTATATTATTTTGTGAATAAGAGAGTCTTTCGAAGTATCGGCTCTTTATGAGAAAACAGAAAGGAAACGCCACTACGGTGAACAAAGAAGAAAAGCCAACGGTCGGGGTCCATTTCCCCGAAAGGACCATCTTTCAGAAATTGAAAGACAAGGCCAAAGCGGAAGATCGCAGCTTATCAAAGACTGCGTATCGGATCATTAAATTGGCCCTGGACGGTCAAAACTAAAGGTGACCAACGGGCGCTTGCGTTCAGCGTTAGCAGGAATCGTGCCATTGCGCGATGAAAGAATTGAACTTTCCCCTCTTGCGTGTGAAGCAAGTTTCTTAAAATAAAAAATAGTTAAATATTTCCTGCATTTATTACGTCAAAAGTGTTTTCTGCATTACAACCTTCTAATAAAAACCTTTACGAAACTTGCAATATGCAACGCCTAACAATCATCCCGGGGCGTTCATCTGTACACCCCCCCACCGAAAGTCTTGAAGACTTTTTACGTTATCGTGCCACTCGCATAGGTCGGAATTTCCATCGTGATACGGCCCTCGTTCTGCGTCTATGGTTAAAGGAAATAAAGCTCGAATCGGTCGAGGATTGCCAGACTGAACAGCTTCAAACCTGGTTCGATCACAAATGCCAATCCGTTAAACTAGCAACCGCGGCCAGTTATTTAACCTGGATCCGGGTCTATTTTGATTGGGTGATCCGGCAAGGTGTTCGCTCGGATAATCCGGCGCTCGGGGTTGAAGTTCCGCGGTTTCGCAAACCGTTCCGGAAAGTCTTTGTTTCCAAATCGACCGTCCAACGGTTGCTCGATAATTGCCGGAATCCGGAACTTAAATATTGTCTCTATTGCGGGTTTCACGCGGGTTTGCGTTTTAGTGAAGTAGTGATGAGCCGGCCGGCCTGGTTTGATCTCACCGAAGGATTATTACACGTTACGCGGTTTGAAGAGTTTGAAACCAAAGACGGCGAAGATCGCTCAATCCCATTAACTGACGATTTTCTTGGATTCTTGCGCGTCTACGGGCTCCGAGCGCCCTACATGATCGGCAACAATCGGCTCAGAGATGGGAAACGTTATCGGTTCACTTTCCGCACCCGGTTCCTCTCTTATGTTAGAGCCCAAGGCGTTGATATTACTTTTCACGATTGCCGAAGGACGTTCGCATCGCTTCATGCCTCGGCGGGTACGAGTATCTTTAAGGTGGCCTTTTGGTTGGGAGATGGCGTCCAGGTTGTTGAAAAACATTATGGATTTCTTGCTCCTGCCGATAAAGAAGTGAATCGAGCTTTCATATGATTCTTCCATTAACGAAACGATGTTCCACTTTAGGCCAAGGCATCGCCATTCTTTTCAAAGGCTTCACGCAACTGTGCAAGGCTCCTGCCATTGGTGACCTGGAAATGAGGAAAATCTTTAAAGCCACCGGTCCAATCGCCGCCCCACTCGATCCCGAGCCCGCGCCCGATGGCCCCGACCTTGGCGTAATCTTTCGATTCGCCAAAGTATATTTTGCCATCCGCCGAGAAGATCCCGACATCCCAGGCGCAACCGAAATTGTGAATTGATTGGCCGCCCTTGGCCTTGGTGACAATCATCCCGGGCTTGGTGCGCCCTTGCGCGTAGAGCTCGTTTTGCTCGGCATAGGTGCGGGTGCCGGAAATGACTTTGACGTGAACGCCGGCCGCAACCGCTTTCTCGATCAATTCTCGAGCCAACGGTTGCACCTTCGGGTTTAGGGTCCGGATATTATTTTCGCTTCGAGTGTCGACGGCCATAAGTCAAGGTTTGTCAGGCACCGGCGGATTAGCCTTGATCCAATCGGATATCGAATCATTCAAGCTTTTCGACCAAGTGTCATAGGTTGGATTGGACGGGTTCGGCGGGGTCGGTTCCGGTTCTGGTGTCGGGGTCGGTGCAGGTTCACCGATCTCAAAATTGTTGTCGCCGGCCCAACCGCTTACGCCACTATCGAAATTAAACTTGTACCATTGCCAGGTTTCACCATTCAGATCGGCCGCGGTCGGCCCCTCGACCACGGTTGCCGTCGAGCCCGCGGGTTGTGTCCCGACTAACGCGCCGGCCGGTGTCGCCCGAATATTGGTCGTTGCCGGAATAGTGACGACTCGATCGCCTGATTGAAATTTTGGAGTAAGCGGCGGCGGGGTCGCGCTCGGGCCTGGTGTCGCGCTCGGTGCGGGCGTTGGCGTCGGTGCCGGCGTCGGCGTTGGCGTCGGTTGCGGCGCATTGGCCGCGTAAACATAGGCGCCCATGTCCCAGGTTGCGCCCCAAGTGTTGCCGTCGATATCAACGTTGTACGGCGCCGGCAAACGTAGCCCCGAGCCGATCGCCCTGGCGCCGGCCTTTAGCCGGAAATCATCGCGCGCCTTATTGACGAACGGATCAGGGCCGCCACTGATCGAGGCCGGATCCGACCGGGTTTGCGAATAATAGTTATTGGTGCACGTCCACCCGTCTTTCGTGTTCAAGGTGCACCCGAAAACGATGTTATTTCGAAATTCGCAATTGCTAAAACCGGCCTCGGGCCGCCCCATCGGCAACCCGATCGGCAGATCAACAAACACGTTATTATAAACTTTGATTCTCGTATTGCCTACTCTGTTAAACTCGAGGGTGCGCCCGCTAGATCGATTCTCGCTGCCCTGGTAGAAAAGGTTTCCGTACACCTCCACGTCGGTATTGTTCGGGTCGTTAAAAAAGAGTCCTTCAACCCCGATATGATAGACTTTGTTATAACGGAAAACGAAATTCTTCATCGTCCCGCAATAAATCTCGTTGTCATGGTACGCGGCCGAATTGATCGCCCTGGCACCATGAAACGAGCAAAATTCAACCAGACATTTGTCGCACCCGCCGGCGCTCGCGAAATAACAGCTTGAATCCCCCGACTCGGACGCTTCACAGTCGATCATAACAACGCCGGTCATCCCAATCCCGTTGGTGCCCAGGGCGCTCGGGGTCAGATCCCAACCGCGACAGTTGCCGGTCTGGGTGATCTTGCCAGGCCCGATGGTCTTGATATGATAAAAATTGACATAGCTCGAAGCCGGCCCGTCAATCTCGACGCCTTTCCCTTGGCCACCGTTACCGTACTTCGCAATGATGCCATTAGTCACCCGACCATCAAAAGTGAGATAATTGCACTTGTCGTACATGTAGATGGCGACCTCTCGCGACGGTGCGTTAAAGGTGACGGTTGAATCATAGGCATTATTCCAACCGGCACCGGGATCGCCTACGCGAGCCCGAACAAAGCTAATCGGGCCCGCGGCCGTGCCGCTAAAGAGCCGCGGCGGCCGTAACGCACTGTAAGAACCGCCGGCAAAATAGACGGTATCACCGGGCTTGATACTGGCCCAATTGATCGCCGGGCAATCGTTCCAGGCGCTCGACCAACTGGTGCCATTGCCGCCCGAGCTCGCGCCGGCCCGTACGAAAAAATTAGCGGCCAAACATGGCCCGACCAGAAAGAGAAAACCAAGGTACGCGATAGATTTGCAGAATGTTTTCATAAGGAATTACTGGCGCCGGGCCACCAGCACCCGGCGCAATTTGTAATCAAGTGTTTAAAAAGCCCGCTTTGGCTCGCGTTCCGGGTGTTCCGGCGGATCCACTTCGGGCTGTTCACCTTCGGGCAGGTTAATGTCGGGCGGTTTTCCCGGTCGTGAATCCAGGTCGACCACAACCCAATGAGCTTTGTACCCTTTGCCTGGAATCCATAGCAAAGCGGCCACTAGATACTTATTCCCGAAATCGGGCGGGAATTCCGGCCGGATCGGCGGCCAAACTGTTCCCGGCGGCAATTCCGGCAAATGCCCTGGTTTCTCGCCCTGCGGCGGTACTGGCACCATTGGATAATCTGGTGTCGGCGGGATCGGCAACCCAACCCCAGGTTTTAGCCACGGTGGCAAGCTCGGAAAGATCGGGTGCGCGGGTCGATCCGGTCGGCCTGGCAGACCTTGATCGATTTCGCCGCCCTCCTCTAATCCCCAGTCGGGCGGATATCCTTCATCGGGTGCCCCCGGCAATTCTGGCCGGGAAGCTACTCTTAACAGTCCTGATTTGATACGTACAAACGGCATATGTCCTTTAGTTTTGTTTTGGGGTTGGTGAAGCTTGCTGCTCGAGTCGTTTAATCGATTCGAGAATAGCTTGCTGGTTGAGAATCGCGATCTTTAGCTGCGCGTCTAATTGTTTTTGTGTCTCGATCGCTTGTTTGTAACCGCCGGCGATCGCGTGGATTTCGTTAATCGCTCGATCGAAATCCTCGCGGGTTTCCTGCTCGGCCTGGTGCCCTTGCCAAAGGTTGCCGCCGCCGGCCAATACGATAAGCGCCATGACAATTTTTTGGCCGTTGTCGCCTTTGAGTAGTGTGGTCAGGATTCCGTCGCTACGGTTTCCTTGAGCCGGCCGAGCATCCGAGTCCATAAGCTTTTATCCTTGGTTTTGAGCTCTATCATTTGCTCTTCAAAAACCTGAAAGGCATTTTTGAACGCAATGAAAAGGGTTAAATCAAAAATCTCGTTAAAATAAAAAGCTAGGGTTGCTTGCAGAACGAGCACTTCTAAAAGCCCATTGCTTTGCAGTCTTAACGCTACATTCGAAAATTGATTCGGCGTCACCGGCGCCCCGAGCGCAATCCGATATTGAATCGATGATAAAGGCCGCACATCGGCCGGCAACGTGCCGACCGGCACCCAAGCGCCAGGTTGCACTTCGTTTCCAGTTAAGCGCCGCAATTCGCCAAAGACTTCCAATTGATCGCCAAAGTGCAAAGTCCGATAAGCGAGTTGAGCCAAAAACCATCCGCCGGCCGCGGGAAATGTTTGCGGTACGCCCGCGGCCCGCATCCAGACGCCATTGCGCCGGCCGTAAACCTGGCCATCTTGCGGCGCCTCTTCGATTCCCGCATAGGCCGCCGGCAACCGTTGGTTGGTGTCCAGGCAATAGGTGAGCGGCCCCTCGGCCGCAAGCGAGATTTCCATATAACGCGGTGCGCTCACGTTATCCGTGAAGGAAAAGCCGGCCTGTAACCGGGTCGAATTAACAGCGCCTGGCGCCGCCGCGGATCCGGAATAATTGAACCAAAGCGTTGCCGGCCCGTAGTTCACAATCGACCATTGATCGCCCCGGGTGTACCACTCGAGCGTTTCGGTTTGCAGGGTGCCCAGTTGTCGCGTGTTTTGCCGGCTTGCTTGCATAGCTATTGTGGCCCCTGATCGCACAGAGATAATTGCGTACGGTGAGCGGTAACACCCGCACTGCCAACACCAAGAATTATCATAGTGTCCGGCCCCGAGAGAAGCCGGGTTTGTATCGTGATCGTCGGATTGGTGCCGGAAACTAGTATCGTGAACACCACGGCGCCGCCACTGATATCCTCGGGTACACCGGTCGTTTTCGTGTGTAGAGTTTGCCGCAAGCGGTTGTTACTGTTGCAATCCCATTGAAACAACCAAGACGTATTAACTGCCGAGCTCGAATAAAGCGCCGGCACAATCACCACCTCGACAAATGAATTGCCGCCGCGAGGAATGGCAAAAGCGCCTGTCCATAGCGTTTGCCAACCGGTCGTTAAGGTGAGTTGGTTGGGCTCGATGAGCCTGGTCGTCCCGCGGCGTTGATCAACATAGAGTTTATTCGTTAAATGATCGTTCGCGGTCGGCGCCGTTGGAACATGGATACCCGTATTGCTGACCTCCGCAACCGGGGTTGTACTGGTGCCGGCTTGGAACCCGATGCGGTTTGTGTTCGCGTTCGCCGCGATAATATTAATATGGCCGGGCGTAATATTTATCCCGAACCCGGTTGTGCCGCCGCCCCATAAAGCAATGTGTCGCGAAATGTCGCGCGGATCACTCTGTGCGAGCGAGCCAAAGCTAATCGAATTAAATATCGTCAAAACACCCGTAGCCCGAACAGCATTAAAAACCTGTCTGACAGTTCCGCCGGCGTCAATCGCATCGAGCGAAAAGCCTGTTTCCCCGGAATTTCTGAACAAATGAAAATGGTCTTGGGTAGTAGATCCAAAGGCTAAAGTCACCCGGCCAGTAGTAGTGCCGAGGAGTTTACTTATTAATGTATTACCTTGGATGATGAGCGCCCCGGTCATGGTGTCGCCGGCTTTGCGCACCCCATTATTAGCGTCAAGAATCGGGCGCCGATTGGTGCCGTCGTTGTTTTCGATTTGCGGTTGGGTATTGACTGAATGGCAACGAATAATGATTCCGGTGCCAACCGCTTTATAAATTCGGCCGCCACTAAAAAACGTCACCCCGAGCCCATCGGTCGTAAACCCGAGCTCGCCGGCCATCGAGTCGCCGTTGCGGTTGACCGTACTTTGCAACCCGGCTTGCACGTTATTTTGACCGTGTACTTGCGGGCTCAAAGCAACTTGGCTCGCCAAGATCGTCACCGTTCCGCCAAGCGCCAAGCGGTTCCAATGAAGCCCATCGCTTAAAATCATATCACCTACATTGAAAGAAAGCCCACCAACGTCAGGCGTTCCCGGTGGCCAGTTGCCGCCCACCTCAACGATCAGATATTCACCTACTCTCGCTTGATCGGCCGGAAATAACGCGGTGCCGGTGTACCCGCTCCCAGGCGTATAGCGCACCGTGCCGGCCGGCGCATTAGCCGCCCCAATCAAATGCAAATCGTGAGCGAAAAGCCGGTCAACATAGTTTCGGGTTGCTGCTTGATTAGGCGCCTCGGGATCCCTGAAAAGCACTAGGTCACCGGTCATCGGCCTGGATCCGTCCCGCGGCAGTAGCGGGTCAAGGTCGGCCGGCGGGATCGCGGCAATTTCAAGGTCGACATATTCTTTACTGGCCGCGTGCTCATCGTCGGTCGGCAAGCCGGCCAAGGTTAGGTCGCCGGTCATCGGTCGGGAACCATCCCGCGGCAAGAGCGGATCAAAATCGGGCGCCGGCGGTACTGGGATCGCCGAAATAGACTCGTCAACGTATTGCCTCGAGGCCGCGTGAACGCTTTGCGTAGGCAAGCCGGCCAGAGTTAGATCGCCAGTCATTGGCCGGGATCCGTCCCGCGGCAAGAGCGGATCAAAATCAGGGTCCGGCGGCAACGGAATCAAGGCAATCGAATTGTCAACATACAGTCTCGAGGCCGCGTGCCCGGGTTGCGTCGGTAAACCGGCCAGGGTTAGATCACCGGTCATGGTGTCGCCGTTGCGGTTCACTGTGCTCTCGAGCCCGTCCTGCACGTTATCCTGGCCGTGTACTGGCGGATCGACCGTAACGTTGCGGGCAAGCACCGGTGCCCCGCCGAGTAAGATTCGATTCCAGGCGCCACCGTCACTGATAATCCAATCGCCTTGATTAAACGGTTGATTGCCGATCGGCCCGGCCGGCGGCCAGGTTCCCCCGATCTCGACTATTAGGTAGTCGCCCACCCGCACTTGATCCGGCGGCAAAATAGCGGTGCCGGTGTACCCGCTCCCAGGCGTATAGCGCACCGTGCCGGCGAGCGCATTAGCCGCACCAATCAGGCGTAAATCTGTGCTCGGCGCACTAACCCCGCCACCAAAACCGCCTCTAGGTCTTGCCATAAAGCCAATCCGGAATTTCCGCGGTGCCCTCGATCGTTTTGATTTGTGTTTCGGCCGCGGTTTGTTCCTCGGTCGTGATTCTCGAGCTCGCCGGCGCATGAAAGCCAAACCCGGCGCCCGGTCCAAACTCTGTGATTTTAGAGGAAAACGGCATCGTTAGTTCATGGTTAGACTAAAAATGTGCGAAATATAAATTGCTTGCGTGCCGTGAACCCCACCCGTCACCGGGATCCGCGTAAACAAATCAAGAGCACCCGAACTACCGAGTTGTAAATATCCTTGATCTAATTGTTGAATGGCGGGTGTATTGGTATCGGCCTCGGCAACACACGGACACAATTGCATCTGTGATAAGGTCAATGGCCGATAACCCACCGGCAAAATGCACAATTGCGTCGGTAGTACGGTTGGCGGGTTATATGGCGGCAAAGAGGCCCCGGCCGCTCGTTGGAGTTGCCCGATAATTTGGACCAGGCCGCCGCCCTGCAAATGCCGATAGCGTAGAGTCGCGGTGCCGGCCCACCCGGCTCCTTGAACCGAAATCGTTTGAATCGGCCCCGGCCCGATCACGGTATCAACGTAATCGCGCCGGGTTAAATGTTCATTGGCCGTAGGTTGCGCGGTTGCGCTAATATTTCGGCCACGGATATCGAGCGGATTATTGGCAATCGCTTCCTTGAAAACTAATTCGTCGGCCGTTTGATTCAAAGCTAATCGGCCAATGCGAAAACCGCCATTGCCGGGTGTGTTGTGATTAATGAAAACAATCGTGCTTTCACCCGGGGTCAACGTTTGATTGTTTCCCGGCTCGGCATGAGCCAAAATTACATTTGCCAAATTCCACGTCGAGCCATTTGGCCGGGTGATTTCAAAGCGGCCACCGGCAAGCACCGTGTCGCCGCGGATAATGGCCCCGCCCTCCATTTCCACCCGCCCGTCGCCGTGCGATAAAAACAAAGCCTCGCCCAAGACTTGGCCCCCGTTCATTCGGTAAAAGTAAAGCCCGGGCCCTTTCGGCGCCGTTGGGATATACTGCCCAACGATGGACCACCGGCCACTGTCGTTTTCGCTGAAAGATATTTCGGCGTTTTCGCTGGTCGGTCCATTGATCCGAAATGCTGTGCCGGCAACATCGCCAGTCACAACCAAGCCCCGAACCGAAACCCGGCCGTTGGTTGGATCAATGAAGAAATCGCGAATTGGTGTAAATGGCGGGCCGCCTCGAGTAATTGCGAACCCGGTTTGCGCTCCGGCAAATGCCGCGCCGAGCGTAAAACGAACCGTGTTAGTACCATCAACAAGAAGAATCAATGAAGCTTCACCGGCTTCCATACGGATCACTGCGTCACCAAAAGCTGGAGGAGCGAATTGCCTGATGATAAGGCCGCCGCCCTCGATCCGTAGCGTCCCGGTCATCGTGTCGCCGGTTAGGAGTACGGCCATTCTCGTCGGCGAGCTCTCAAGAAAATGCCGGGTGACGTATTCATTCGGCAAGGCAATGTCGAGATTGCCCGTTTTATAGGCCGCCTCGCACTCCGTCTCATGCAGAACACAATGACCATCTGGGCGCCGGATCGAGAACGGAAAATCAAGAATCGCGCTGCCATCACTGTTCATTCGCGCGAAATAAAGCCCATTCGGCCGATCTGGTAGAGCTAGGTGCGCTGCACCTAAGATCCAACGCGGTTCATTGAATCGTCCAAGAATAATCGCGCAAATCTCTTCACCATTTAAAGCGAACACCGCTTGCGGATCGCTATTGATAATCAACGGGCCGGTCATGGTGTCGCCGAGAATATTAACCGCTCGTTGCCAGGTCGCGTTGCGCCGGCCATAGAGCACCCCGTCAAGCGGCGCCTCTTCCACGTCGCCGGTGCCCCCGCCCGGCGGTAAAGAGCCGGCCCCGTAGCGTTGATTGGTGTTCAGGCAATAGGTCAGGCCGCCGGCTTCTGACGTGAGCGAAAGTTGCAAAAACCGCGGGGCACTGGCCGAATCGGTGAACGAATAGCCGGGCTCGAGCTTGGTCGATTGCACCTCCCCGGGCGACGCATCAACCCCGGGCGTATAGGAAAACCAAAGGATTCCCGGGCCATAGTTGAGAATCGACCACTCGGCCCCTTGAGTGAACCACTCCATGATTTCTTGAGCGCCGGCGGCCAGTTGCCGGGTGTTTTGGCGATTCGCTTGCATAGTGGTTTTAGGCGGGCAAAAGGGTCGCTTCCAAATCGGTCGCCGCGGGTGGTGTAATTTGGATTAGTCCTCTCGCCGTTAAAGTATCAATGTTGGGTAGAGCCGTCCCGTATTGAATGCCAGGGGCTCTTCCCACGGTTATATGTCCTAAATCGGTGACGTATAAATCAGTCGTTGTATTGGCACGAAAATCTAGATTACCTGGTCCAATGCCAGCAACTAAACCACCGTTGGAAGCGTAAGCCCCAAACCCCGTATTATATAGAGCTCCTCCAAAACCCATGAGAATGGTGCTGTCAAAAATCGCGGCAAGTCCCACTCTATTGTTCATCGCAAGACAATATCCGGTGAAAACGATTTTACCGCCATTTTCAACCAAAAACCCATAACCGCTGCTAATAAGATTTCCTGGACTAAAAGAAGCGGCACACTCACTGCAATTCAAAAACGCTCCGCGCGGAACCCTGAAACCGTTTCCGCATTGATTTACCCTAACAAGATTAAAATTATGTGTACCAAAATATACAATCACGGCATCAGAAGTATCATCCGTAAATCTGGCGATACCAACGAAATCAATGGTTGTTGACCTAAATGAATCAAGAGTAAGTCCAATTCCGATCGTATCGCCGATAATAGCAAAATTTTGTAATAAGCTTAATCCCGAAATTTCAAAACCCGTGATACCAGAAACAACATTAAGAACACTCCTGAATTTAATCATTGTTCCTTGATTAACCGCAGTTAAATCAAAAGCGATCGAGGCCGGGAAATTAATGGTGATAACCTGCCCCACTACATTGGCAACTTGAAAAGTATTATTGAGAGTCGCATGAGGAGCGGTTGCAATCGTTACGTTTACTCCGTCAATCATCACCCAATCGCCGACGATGATGTCGATGGCACCCGTAATAGTTATCGGAACTGTATAAGCGCGACTAACTCCAGTAGTTGGACCCACGCTTGTGATATTATGAACTATTCCCAGGCTGCCAATTATCCGAATTTGCTGGGCCTGAGGGTGATTCACCACTATCGGCGCAATAATCGGATCAAGATTGGTATCGACATTAATCGTAGCGAAGAGATTGGGCGGAATATAAGTTTCGGCTAAACTATCTAAAGCTTCTGAAATGGTTTGGAAACTGGTATCTGGTGCCCCCCCTGGATGGCTCAATGGTACATAGAGATCTAGATTGAAACGCAAAAACTTTTGCGAAATCGTAACACTAAACGGGTCAAGCGAATCTTCTATAAGTTCAATCCCGTCCCCGGCCACTGCCCGCTTAAACCGCAGGGTGTTGGCGATCTTTTCATGGAACCAACCCGGGCCGACCGTTTCGGCCCCAATATTCTCGGCCAGGATATCGCCGCTTGCCCCAACGATTATGGTTGGTGGTTGCGACCGATCAACCATTACCTTGATTTTGAAAGCGTGAATCGATTGAACGGCCGGGTCCACGTTATCGGCGCCCGTCGCCATCACGTTAGAGGCCGTATATAGCCGGTCGGCCTCGGTCCCGATATGCGCCATCACCCCGAGCTCGCGAAGTAGGAAAGCAACGGGCGCCTGGCTTGAATTAAAGGCCGCATCGATCAGGAAAACGCCGTCACCCTGGTCAACCTGTTGGGTGATCGCGACATCCATCACATGATTTATTAGCCCGGTGAGCGGAAAAATATCGTCCGGTGCGGTCGCCTGGCCACTGCCAACGACAACGGTAGTAATCACTAATTGTTCGCCGGCTTGAGCTCGGCCCAACATATCGCGGCCAACGTTGGTCCAAATTTGCTGGTTGATACTCATGCGATTGGTTCCTCAACGGTCACGTATTTCCAAGATAGGCTCACGACAGCAACAAAGACGGCCAAGTTTGATTCGGTAGGACCGACCGTGAAAATCAAAACGTTCGTATCGGCCTTGGCTTTCATTTCTGGGCTTGTTCTTTGGCAGGTCGAGAAGTCAAAGGTGTCGGGGTTTCGAATCGCGGATCCGTTACATATACGGGCACCGCACGCGCGGCCGTCCCAACATCTAACGGTAGAGTCGTGTGAATTTCTGCACTGTTGACGAAAGTTGTGGCCACCGGGGCCCCCTCCCAGACAATAACCGAAACCGGCAAAAAGTTCTGACCGATAACCGTTAAGATAGGCAACACATGATTCGCCTGTGAGATATTCGGAATCAATTGCGTGATGATAGTTTTAGCCGTGACCGCGAAGTTCACTTGATTGCTATCGAGTGTCCCTGTCCTAACCAGCACCGGAACGTTCCTCGGCAAACCAACGGCGAGTAAATCGTCAGCATCCAAATGGTTGGCACTGACGAAAGTTGTGGCCAATTCAACGCCATCAAAGACAATCACGCTGGTCGATTGAAAATTGAACCCCTCGACAGAAAAGGAAATTTCTTCTCCTTCGAGTGAAGTATTTGGAATCAATAGAGCTAAAATCGGATTGATCTCAATTGTGACAATAAAGTTGAGTGAATTGGAGTCGGCCATATTTGTCCTTACATAAACGGGTTTGGTGCCTTCGGTGCCTACGTTGAAAGGGTTTGTACTGGTCAGGTGTTGACTATCGAGAAAGGTTGTAGGAATTGGATTGCCATCAAAATAAATGACGCTAGAAAAAAAAAATTGGTGCCGATCACTTCCAAGCTTATGTCGGCCCCCGGCACAGCACTTGGCGGGTTAATCGCGTTGACAATCGGTGTCCCGAGCTCCGGCGCCTCGCTAGTCACATATTTCCAAGGTAACGAAACCGCCGCCCACCAAATTTCTAGATCACTTCGCCGGGCCCGAATTATCCCCTCATCCCATCGGGTCAACGGTTTATAAGCTCGGACGATTTGTGCAACCCGGGCCTCGGCCACCGGGTCGATCACTTCTTGATCAATTAAAATCCGGAACCTATATCGGTCGTGCCAGTTCCACCCGTTAGCGTCCGGCGTTTCGTCCGGATAATTCGGCGGGAAAGGAATCTTGTATTCAAACCATTCTTGAACCGTCGCCGAGCCCGGCGGGAAAAACTGGTCGCAAACGTCTTGGATCAGTTGCACGGTGCCTTTGCGGGTGTGCCAATCCAGGCTCGATTTTATCACCAGTTGTTTCAGGGCGACGGGTGCGGCCGCGTCGAAGAAATCTACGTGAAACTGCCATGCTAACAAATCCAAAAGCTTGTCGTTGGTGATCGTATCAATGGCCGGCAAAATGATGGTCTGATTGATATCGTCGATGAGCTCGCGGAATTGCCGGTCAAGCGCCTCGCAAATCGCTTGCACGTTCACGTCGTCGGCAATCGATGGCGGGCAGGCATCGATCAAACGGCTTTGTCTGATCGGTACGCTCATAAATCCTCGAATCCGCGGAACGTCACGGTTTTTTGCCCGGGTGCGTTGACGGCCAATTGATTAAAGGCGAGCTCTTGATAAGCCGGGATCACCGGTACAAAGGCCCCGGGCGCCGAGCCGGTGCCGGCCACCCGTTTGGCGCCGGCCTGGATCACCCGGCGCACGAGTTCGTCGGGAATAATGTCGGCGCCGATCGCGCCGCGTTCCCATAAAATCCAGTCGTCCACGGCCTGGTTTACTTTGTCGGTGATTTCGGCAATCACGATTTCGTTTTCGCGCAACGCCCACCAATCCAGGCCCACCGGATATTCAACCGTGTCCGGTGTAAATACGCTCACGTAGTCGGCCACCGGCCGCATCCGCCGCGGGTTGCAAGCGGCCAAGACATCGGCCAGGATTTCCGGCGGCGGGATTTGGCCCCCGCGCAAAAGCGGATATAGCCAGGCCTCGCCGGCGATCGCGGGTGCCGAGTGTACGACACATTGAATGATATCTGGGTGCGCCCGCAAAGCCCAGTAGCGGTATGCATCCTCGGGCCCGCACGTTGAAAAACTTTCCGGGGTTAGCCAGGTTCGGTATCGGTAACGGTCGTCGTTTTCGTCGTCGGCCCCGCCGGCGGTTTCGTTAATGTTGCGAACATTGACGCCGAAAGGTTGATTCCAGTTGACCAAGGCCGAAACCTGGCCGGCAACGTAACCGTTTCCAACCCGGCCTTGCGTTAAGCATTTGGCCGGGCTCGATCCGCTCAAGGTTAGAGCCGGGATCACAATCGTTTCGGTCGTTTCGAAAACGAGCTCGTTGATTGTCTGGGCTTGCGCCCCAGGCGAAATCACGGCGTCAATGGTCATTGTCGCGGTCAAGGTAAACTCGAGCGTAGTTGCCGCGGGTTGTGCCGGAACCCGGTCGGCTCGCGGCCCATACAGGGCGGCCAAGGCGGTGAGGAAATCGCCCACCGAGTATTTGAGCAAATTCATTTTGCACCCCTGATCAATCAAAACCCGCAATTGAACGATCAGTTGACAAACGGTCAAAAGCAGCATCCGCACCGGATCCGCGGGTGCCAGGGTTTTCGCAATGTTAGTCAGGGCCAAATAGGCCTCTTCATAGTCGGCGATCGCCTCGGCTTTGATTATTTCCGGATTTTTTTGGGCGAATTCAACATCCGGCACATGGGCCAAAGAGGGTGGGTACGTAGGCTGATATATGGCGCCGTTGCTCATTGATAGGAATAGCTAGGTTGTGAAGCGTACGGGGTTCGGGTGCCATAGATCACGTTGCGGATCCCGAGTTTGATGGTCGGCACCAGGCGGCCGTTTTCACCGTCGCCGGCAAAGGTCACGTCAAGAATTTCAACCCGGTTCTCCCAAAAATGAATAACCTGTAATATTTCGGCGTGAATAAGATCGGGCGCCTCGTTGATCGGCGCATCGATCACGTTGCTTTCAAAACCCATTGAACGCTCGAGCGGCACCGAAAGCCGCGGGGTCAACATGAGCCGATACACATTTTGCAAAATTTCTTTGGTGCCGGCGGCGCCGAAATCGATCTCCGCAAAATCGGCCATCGTGTACGGGTACGGTTGGCCGTCCGGGTCAATGAAATTGACATCCATTAGGCGGCCCCCCGGTTAATGATCGGCTCGTACTCGGTGAACGATAGGCCGAGCTCGACGCGCAACGGTTCGCCGCCGCGGTGCCACTTGGTTTCGGTTGCGCTCAAGGTCCGCAAGGAAAACATGCTCGCCCGCGGGCCCATCGCTTTCCCGCCGAGAATCAAGGTGCCGGCCAGGCCGTTGCGTTCATAGGCTTGCAGTTGGGCAATGATCGTCCGTGGATCCCCGCACGAATTCGCGTCGAGACACATCTTGATTTCGAGCTCGATCAGTTGCGGGCCGCCATATTCGCTCCGGGGTTTGTTGAGCCAAACCGCGTGATCTTCGTATCGGCCGGCCTCGGTGCGGGTCACCTCATAAAAGGTTTGCCAGCGGCCAACCAGTTTGCCGAATAGGAACGAACCGAATATGCCAACGGTGCCCATTTCAAGAATTATCAGTTGAACTACCGTCAACGTTTTCCATTCGCGGATTAGCCCGAGGCCAAGGTCCGGCCTCTGGTTGAATGGTATCAACGAAAAGCACTTTTCCCGCGGGAATATGCACATCTCCATTGAGTATGATTTGCGGCGCCTCGACCGTGACTTGGGCGGCGCCCTCGACCGTAACCTGGCCGGCGCTCTTAACTAGAACGGCGCCCTCGGCATCGATCGTCGCCGGCCCAACGGTCTTAATATTAACCGGGCCCTTGAAATCTAAGAGAAAATCTCCGGTTGCCGGATCGATCAGCACAAAAGAGCCGTCGTCAAATTGTAGGCCAACTTGGTCAACCGTGGTTTGCAGCGGCGGCGGATTGGTCGGCGTGTAAATGCTCGCCATCACAACCCCGTCCTCGATCGAATTACTCAAATGGTTAACAAAGACCTCTTGCCCGATCCGGAAACATGAAACCGAGCGCATCCCGCCGGCGCCAGGTTGGCCAACCGGCAACCATTTGGTTATCAAGTCTTGCCGGTCAGGATAAATCACCCTAACAAAAACCCCGGTATCATCTTTCTTGCGGTCAACCACCCGGCCAACCCGGTTCAAGTTTTTTACCAGGCCGTCAGTGTCGCGGCGTTCACGATCGGCGAGTTGCATCTAGTAGCCTTTGCTGGCGAGCTCTTTGTGCATTGAATAGGTCGTTACATAGGGCGTCGTTTTGTGCGTCACCTTTTCCAGAAAATAAATCCCATCGAAAGCGCCCCACCCATCGAGCACCACGGTTTGCCCGGTTGCGGCCTCGGGGTTGCCGATCACTTGCACTTGTATCTTGTCCCGGTGCTTGTTCGCTTTGCGCAATTTAGCCTTGGCTTTCTTAGTGGCCTTGGCTTGCAAGCCGGCGCCTTTGCCGGCGTTTTTATCCGGCGTGTTGTTGTGAAAATCGGCATCAATCAAAGGCGGCGGATCGGCCAGGCGTTGAACATTGAACGGCGCCCGCGGATCCGGTAACAAATCCGGATCACTTTGCGGGTTGTCGTAAGAGCGGATCTTGCGAGCGTTTTTAAGTTTCGGATCATTATCGGTCGCCTTGGCTTTTGTTACCTTGCCGGTTTCCGGATCCAGAAATTCAACCGAGGCCTCTTTGGCCGTGTCGGCCGTTTTAGTGGTAAAACTCCACGATAAGATTTCATCCGAGCCATAGCGCACCGTGAACGCCGGCGGACGCTTCTCATACTCGGCCCCGGCAAAAACTTTGAGCTCATTGCGCTTGATCTTGATTATCAAGCCGGCCTCTGTGCACTGCGCCTGTAAAAACTCTAAATCGGTTTGGTCGTTTTGATCGATCCGTTTAAACCGCGGGTTTTCTTCCGTGTCCCAATTAAGCGTCAATTCGTTTTCGCCTGAGATATCCTCGGCGATTTGCTGCAATGTTTTGCCTTCCCAGGCCCGCAATTTATTTTCGCCCTTTGCGGTCACCGCAATCGGAATTGAGTTGCCTTTGATTAGAACGCTGGCCGGCGGCCCTTTGTGCAAGATCGAGTCGATTTGAAACGTGCCACAATCCAACCTTTGCGTTGCGCCTGGCCAGGCGAAATGTTCCGGCACGATGGCCGCCTCGATAGTGACCGATCCCTTGGCCGGGAACGAATCACTAATCCAACGGCGCTCAAGGTCGTTGAGCTCTATTTTCAGGTCGTCGGCTTTGTCCAGATTGTCGGAATAGACAAAGCTTAAAAGGTCGGGCTCGAGCTCGGGATAATAATCCCGGCCGTTTATCATGAGTTCAAACCGCGCATATCGAACCGGCGTAATCATGTGTCAGGTCCAAGGCACAAGCGGTTCGCGGGCGACGGGCCCCGGATCCGGAACGTTCAAGGTGAGATTGGCGCTTAGTTCTTTAAAGCCCGAGAGGGTTAAATTGGCCTCGAGTAAATGCGCCATTTGGTGTTCGTCGCCGCGCCGGCGGCCGTAGGCCTGGTAAGCAACCAGATCCCACCAATCACCTTGGTTTGTGCGCACCGTTTTCATGAAAAGGCGAGCCGGCGCTCCTCCTCTTGCGCCTGGTTCCATTGGGAAAGGAAATCATCGGCCAGGTCGCGTAATGACCGGTCGAGCTCGGCGACGGTATCCTGGCTCGCGTTGCCGGCAATCGTCACATTCGGCGAGAAATTGAGTGTGCTTCGTGCGCCGGCGCCGCCGGATCGGCCGGGCATCCCGCCTCCTATTGCGGCCGCGGCCTGGCCTAATAGCCCCTGTGAGCGTTCGGAACGTTTTAAGGGTATGACGGCCTCGGGTACGCCGGCCTCGGCAATTTGGCGCACTTGTGGACGCGCGAAAATTCCACCGTATTGGGCGCCGGGCGGTTTGCCACCAGATCCGCCCATCCATCCAGGCCGATTTGACCAGGCCTCGCCGATCTTGGCCCCGATATCCGGCATTTTGAACCCGGTGATTGCCGCCACTAATGCGTCCCATGCTTTTTTTATCGCGTCGATTGCGTCTAGGAATGGTTTCTTTATTGCCTCGGTCACCGTGTTCAAGGCGGATCCGATCGGCCCGGCCAGGCCGCTAAAAAACGCCGGCGCCTTGGACCAAATGTCTTTGACCTTTTGCAAGGCATCGCTAAAAGGCCCGGTGATCGCCGGCCCGACCACGTTAAAGGCGTCACCGATCCCCTTAATCACTTTAGCCGTGCCCTCAATTAAGCCGGTGAAATCTTTAATCGTTTGAGTGATTTCGTCGGTGAGAATTTTGGCAAAGGTCCGGCCCTCTTGCCCGGTCGAGCCAAAAGCACTGGTCAACGGTGCAAACGCGGCGCCCAGGCTATTGAAAGCGTCACCAAGCTCTTTAATACCGCCACTGAATTCGGACCCTGTGAAAAAGGCGGCCAGGTGTTGAATTGCCGGCACCACGATCTCGGTTGCGAATCTCGCGGTGTCGCCCATCGCATCCGCAATAGCCTTAAAAACGTCTTTGGCGATCGGCTCAATTTCCGGCAAGGTCTTGGTCCAGAATTCGGCCAGTCTGGCTTGCATCGGAATCATTGCCAAACCGATCGTTTCGCTAAAACCGGCCATCATGTTTTGAAACCGCTGGATCTTGCCAAGATCGGTATCGACGGCCGCCGCGTTGGATTCCCTATATTTCTGGGTGAGGATTTCAACCAGTTTGGTTTGGCGTTGCAACGGTGTTGCCGCGGCAAACGCTTTCTTCTGGTTCTTATCCATCATGATTCCGACCTCGGCCAACGCTTTGACCTGGCCCGTACCGATCGCTTTGGTGACGCCCTTGGTCAGATTATCCATGTCCTCGACCGACGCGTTGACGCCCTTTACCGCAACAAGTGTGTCGCCCAGAACGGGCAGCATCGCCGCGATGGTCTTCGGCCCCATGCCGTAGAGCGCCAGGGTCCGGCTCGCCTGTTCGAAATGATCCGAGTGAATCACCCCTTGCTTGCCGAGCTCGGCCGAAACCTGTTGCAATGCCAAAACCTGGCCCTTGATCGCGTCGGTCCCGAGCTTTTGTAATTCCGGGTTTGCCGTGAGCGCCGCGGTTAATTGTTGGGTACGTTTAAGCGCATCTTTGGCCGCTTGTTCGGCCCCGCCGAAAATGTTCTGAAAAATCTTGGTCAACCCAAAGGCCGCCAGGCCACCGAGCGCCAACCCAAAACCGCGGAATACGGTCCCGAAAACTTTGCCAACCGCTTGGGCAGCTTTGCCCAGGCTTTGCATTTGGCGCTTGGCCGCGTTCATGGCGCCGCCAAAACTCGATTGGAGTTTGCCGCCTAGTGCGAGTATTGCCTCATATTCCTTTTTCGCCGCCATGTATCTTCTCGCAAACAGCTTTGATGTCTTCAGCCCAATCAAAGAGCTCGATTAGCGGCACCGTGTCCCATGAAGCCGGGGTTGTGCCGGGCAATGCTAAACAAAGCCCGATCACCACCCGCCGCATCACCCGTTCCGGGTCGTCTTCATGTCCAGCGATTCCGCTAACCATCTGAAAGCCTTCCCATAAAGGCCGATCTGGTCGGCCGGTTGTAAGGCCCGCAAAACCGCCACCGATATTTTGCCGGCCCGAGCCAGATAGAGCTCTTGGAAATCTTCGTCGTCGATTGCTGACGTTGCCCATTCGTTCGGGTGCAACCGTTTCCAGGCTTTTTTGATTTGGTTATGTTCGGCCCGGGTGATTGACGCAAAGTCGAGCGTAAATTGGGTGTGTGTCACTCCGTCAACGGTCACCGGGAACCGCAATTTAACCGTCACCGGTTCCCGCAAAATATCCGGCGCCGGATCCGCCGGCTCGCCCGTTTCGATATCGACAACCTTTTCCGCTTCCATAGCTTTAGGCTCGGCCGATCTTTTGCCGGATCCTGGCCGCGTAATCGACGCCCTTTATCTTGCAGATAAAATTATCTTTATCGATGTGAAACTCTTCCACGTCTTCGTAAAGGCCGCGGAAACTAACAACCTCGAGCTCGGTTGAGGCCGCGCCGGCGGCGCCCACTTCCATGTTTCCGAAATTGATTCCTTTCGGCATCCCGCCGATAAAAAAACGCCAACCTTTGTATTCGGCCCGGTTCGTGCCACTGTCCCGGCCCTGGTGGCAGCACCAGATATCCAGATTCACCGAATCCTGTACCGCTAGGCGCATCGTGTTTTCGTCCGGAACGTGCCAGTTGAGCACAATTGACATTGGCCCAAAATGGCAATGCGTCGGCGCATCGATTGATCCCATCACGCCGGCGCCTTTGATTTCGTCGGAAAGCGGGGTTGCGTTCGGTAAGGTGCAATCGGCCAAGCCGAGCAAATTATATTCCTCGAGGAAAACACTGTAGTTCGATATGCGTTGGGGCCAATAAGGCATGGTAGTTTCCTTTCGTTAAGCGGCCATTTGAAACGGAATAATTCTCCGAAGTCTAAGGACCATTGTCTTAAACTTGTCGGCTCGCTCTTTCTTTCTCGAAAGCGCGGGGAATCCATCAGGATAAAGAAGCTTGGCAAGCTCTATCGCGTATTTTGAATGAACATTAACCGAATAGAAGTCATTACCATATTTCGTAATGCTCTTTCTCAATATCGGTTTTGCGTCTGTAAACCGTTCAATAAATGTTTTGTATTGCTGAATGAACAGCAAAGAAGCACTGACTAGCCTAATTGTTGGTTGATTCTTACCCATCATTCCCAAGCTGCCGTCGCCATCTATCGCGCCGCGCCAAAAATGAAGGTTGTTCGCCAATTCTTCCGATACTTGCAAGGTGTGCGTTTTTCGTTGTGTTATTCCGTAACCCTTCAATTTTTCGGCCATACTTCGCGAAACAATTTTCATTACCGCATAGGATGAGATTCCACTCGGGCGATCATAAAATCGTACGCGATGCTCGGCTTTCAGGAATTTTCTGAATTCTTCAAGGTGCGGTGCGTCATGTTGCTGTAGCACAATCGAAATAGCGTTTTGGCTGTTAACGCATCCATCGGTTGCCAACATCCCGAGCCAATAAGCACTTTCGTCGTTCAACTGATCGAAAACCCTGGAATCAAAAGGAAGTGGGCTTCTCTTATCGGTTATTTCTACGCCATTCCTCCGTAGGATAAAACCAACCCCAGTTTGCGAACATCCGAACAGGTTAGCTATTTCGGATTGACTCAACTTCTCCTTGGTGTATGCGCGAATCATTTCCGCTTCTTGTTCGGGCGAAAACATTTTTGGGCACGATTTCTGGTTCGGTCTTTCCTTCCTCGTGGTCGCCCTAATCCCTTTGCGTTTCAGCAAACGTCCTATGGTTTGCTGAGAGCATCCACAAAGCGAAGCAATAGCTTTTTGCGGCATACCACGCTCGGTATATGCGCTAATAACAAAGGAAACATTTAAACGGTTTTGAATCATGCTACTGCTAGTTCGGCCGTTTCCCCTTCAAATAAAGTAGAAAGATACGATTGATCAACCTCGAGTAGCCCCTCGATCCATTCGGCCGGGCTCGGGGTAAGTGAGAAAATGTGAAACCGATAAACACCGTCCAGCAAATCCTCGCGCGGGTTATCCTCATGGCGGAATTCTACTCGGCCGCCAAGTAGAGCTCCCGAGGCCGCCAGGCCGGCCAACCAGTTATTAAACGAATTGACAACCAGATCGATTAGGCGCCGGTTCCCGGGCCAATCAACCCGGTCTTGCAACGTCAAAACAAAGATATTACCAATCCAATCGTTCATCCGCTTTTGCGGAATCCAAATATCTTTGTAATCGCTCGAGGCGCCGCCGCCGGCCGCGGTGCGGTTACCCCAACTTTTCCAACCGTAAATCGACCAATTAAGCGCCGTGACAACGCCCGACCGGTTCAGATTATTCGCCTGGAAAATCGAGAGTTTGAGCTCGGTTCCATCGGCTAAATATGTCCCGTTGCATTTGAGCGGTTTATTGCTCGGTGACCAGTAGGGAACACCTCCGCCCTTGGTCGCGTCGGTATGCATTTGCAACGGGCCCCATTGGCTCGAAAAATGATAGCGCAGATCGCCAAGGCCTGGATACAAAAAGCAAACGTCTTGCCGCGGATCCATCATGTTATTAGCAACTTTCCACGGCAAGACATCGATCACGCTAGTGATCGAATCGTCAACGTCGATCGCACATCGGCACTTGAAACAACCGTTGATATCCTCGGCTTTAGTGGCCAGTACCGCGGCAACCTCCGGGTTACTGGAAAACCCGGGCGCCAGCAATATCCCGGGAATCAAACCGGTTTGCGGGAATACTTGTTCGACAACCTCAATTCCTGTCTCGGCCCCGGTATTGACATCTATTCCGCCGATAATGTGAGCCGCGGTCACGCCGGCGGGGTTGATCACAAAACCGACAATCTCAATTTCGGAGTCATCGTCCGGAATCGCCCCGGTCGAAATCCGGGTGATAATTACAGAAAGGTCTTCAGCGAAACTCAGCACATAGTCAACATCACGCTCGTACTCGACGGCCGGCGTTGCCCCCGGTTCGCGCACCACCAGGTTCCTAACAATAATCCGGTTGTTGTTCGTGTTTACCGTCCCGTCCACAAGGTCCAAGGTCGTCGCAACTAACGGGGTCCGGTGCGCCGGCAAAGCTGGATTTAAAACGTTGATATAACAGACAGGCGAAACCCCGAATTTCCGAAAGGCCGAGTCCATATGCTCGCAAAGCGTGAATGCGGCCCAATTGGGCGAATAACCCAGATAATCGACGCAATCTTTGAATGATGTGCAAAGAATCGGCCGGTTGACGAACCGCTCGAAATCGTCAACCAAATGCACCGGTGCGCTGCCGATCGGTACATTAAGCCCGCTTCGGGCAATGAGCAGATTTAAAACCGGGGTCGGCAATTCGCGGAACGAAACGCCATGCCAACCCATCGTTGTAATAGCCATAGGTTATTCCTTTTCTTTCAACGCTGTCGCGTGCCGGCGCCGGGCGTCACCTCGCAACCAGGCGCTCACCGCACTATGTAGCCCGGCAATCCGAGAGTTTGGATCCTTCAGTTGCACCCGGGCTTTGCCAACTTCGGGTTTATCCGGCCTGACCGGCACAAACAGATCACGCAAGGCCGGTATTTGGGTTCGCAATTCGGCGGCCATCGGCGGCAACCCGCCTATGTAAACGGCGCCGTGCCTCAAGGCCCCTTTCGGGAAACTCGGGCCAAGATATATCCATTGCTCGTCGCTCATATTCTAGGGATCCGGTACGTTATAGAACGGGTTTCGGGTGAAAGGTTCGGGCACTCCAATTTGAAAGGTTACGGTCAAGAGCCCGAAAAAATGCGGCCAGGCCGCCGGGATCATTCGCCAACTAAACGGCGAGCCCTGGTCTTTACGGGCCAGAACCGCGCCGCCGCCAATATCAGGAAATTGGAAAAACGCGGTGCGCATCGCACTTACCATGTTGAGCACATCGAGCCGGCCGGCCCGTTCGGGTGACCGGTCCCAAACCCCGGCCAGGATTTGTACATCGAGCGCCCCCATTTCGAACATGTCGACACCGCTCGAGCAGGCAATCACGATTGACGGGTAATCGGGCAAAGCGTCCGGATCAATTTCGCCGGTGATGCTCAAAGGAATTGCGCCGGCGTAAATCCGCGGTGCAATCTTTCCCCACAATGAGCGGATCCGGTGCCGGCCCATGCCGTCCATGTCCTCGGCCGCCGGCGACGGCTCGGGCGGCAGGTTATCGATTGCCTCGTTGTCGAGCCTGGCGTGCTCGAATAGCCGGCCGATAAACTTGACCAAGGCGAGCTCAATCTCGCCGTAATCGGTCGGGCCGATCGGCTCGGCCCGTAGCCTGGCCCGAGATAAGCGGCCACTATCGAAATCGCGCCCGTTCATCGCAACCGTAGCACCCCCAAATGATCGAACAGATAGACAATCAGAATAACGACCAGGATTAAAACCAAGAGGCCGACTATCCCGCCCGGATTCGATCCATACCACCCGCGGCCATACCCGTAGTAGCCGAAACCACCACCGAAAATGACGATCAAAATAATCACTATCAATAAAAGGCTCATGCGCTTGCTAGTAGCCGGCCGATTTCGTGATCCATCCGTTTTTGAAAAACCTCGTTCATTTTCTCCATTGCCGGCTCGGCGACGGGTTCCTGGCTAATCATGATAGGCGCCGAAATCGCCCACAATTCGCGGATCGGTAACCGCTTGTCGGTTGCCCGGGCGAAAACGCCGGCGTGCCCCGATTTCATTTGGCCGACAAACGCCCGGCCGAGCGTGCCGCCGCCGCCTTTCTTGACGGCCGCGTGCAAGAGCCGGCCAGAAAACGCCCGTTTCGGTTTCACTTGGAAATCGTATAGCGGCAACATGCCAACGTGTTTGGATCGCACCTCGGCCCGCATCCCGGCCGTGCGGGTCGAAATAGTGGCGTCAAGGTCGCGTTTCTTTATCAGATAAATCGCCCGGGCTTGTTTGCTGACCTCGGTTTTGCCGCTCCGCACCGTGCGGTTTAACGCCAACGACATTGCCTTGGGCGCCCCGCCCTTGATCTTGTCCAGGCGCCGCGCGTGCCGTTTCAATGCTTTGGCGTCGATGGCAACTTGGATCATGGCCCGTTTATTCTAAGGTGTTCAGCAACCGCGACGGCCGCCCCTACCCATCCAAGTTTGATGTGCAGCAAAACGTCGTCCCATTGCGGCAACGGTTCGCCGGCGAACGATTTCCAACCCACGCTTTCGCAATAGGCGTTGTACGCAATTCGGCCAAGGTCGTCGGATTCCATCATTGGCTCGGGGCCCGGTTGCGGTTAAGAGCGATTTGATAGCGGCCCTCGAGCTCGATCACCTCGCCGATTAGCCAGGCTTGATTGCGCGGATAAAACAAGAGCTCGCCGGTGAGCGGCCGCCGCGGCAAATTTTCGCACCGCACAACCAATGTTGCCTCGGCACTGAAAACCACATCGCTCCCGAGTAACGTTTTCGGCGCCGTGACATCCTCATACCAGAAACCTTTTAACGTGATCGGTTTCAGAAAATCTTTGCCGCCTTTGATCCACAATTGCATTTCACGGCCGGCCCAAGGCACGAACCGGTCAAAGGCCTCTTTAAAATTATCTGCAACCGTTCTCACCGTTCTTGGATCCGTCGTTTTAAATCGTCCTCTCGGGTTTCCTTGCCGGGTACTTTTAGCGCCTTACTTTTTGGCCGTGAGCGTCGGCGGCGGCCCTCCGTTGGGTCCTTTTTCTGGTCCATTGTCTTTCGCTAGGAATGGGAAAAACCCGGGCGGATAGCCGGGATCGGTCGAAACCGCAAAGGCCTCGGGATAACGCACGTTGCAATCGAAAAATTGCAAAACCACAATCCGAATAACCGCGTTGTGTGCCCGCGTGTATGGATCAACGATGATATCCATTCCGTCCCACTGGCCGATCAGTAAATCCGACCAATTGCCGAAAAATACTAGTCCCTCGTTTGGTCCGGTGTTCGGGATTTGCTGCGTCGTCAAATAACGATAGCCGAGACAGGTTCCCAACCCGAGCCCGCCGCTTTCAATGACGGTTATTCCGGTGTTAGGGAATTTCGGCGTCGAGATACCACCACCCCACGATCGCGGGCTTGATAGCCAGGCCGGCGTCGATAGGTTTACTCTCGAATCATCGATTGAAACCACTGCCCGAACATAGGCCTCGAAAAGCGGATCGGTGCCGAACGTGAAACGGTTGATCCCAACTTGGTTGAGAATTCCCCGAGGCACCGGCGCAACACCCGTTCCGAATAGGGCCGTGAAATCGAGCATCGCGGCAACGGTCGCCATTAGATCGGCCCGAATAACCGCTTCAATATCCGGCGCCGATTGGATCACAATTTGTCGGCTGTATTCGGTCATTGCGCTTAACCGTCTCGGCGTCAAAGGCACTTGTGCAAAGGCCTGATCCGATGGTGTAACGGCCGAGATTTCAGGTAACCAGTAAGCCGTTGCCCCGCCGGTCTGTTTCGGAAAAGCAATGTTCCCCGATAAGCCTGGCAAGAGCGTTGCCCCGCATTGAAAGACCATTAGCCGATTGCGCAAGAGCTCGATCATCGGCAAAAGCAATTCGTTTGGAACCAAGTTAAACCCGGTTGTCGTCGGCGGCGGCGGGGTCACCGTCACCTCACGAAATTGCGGCCGCATCCGGGTGATTTCCGGCGGTACGAAAAACCCTTCTGGTTGCCGTTTCAAAAGCTTGGCCATTGCCGCCGAGGCCTCGGCCTCAAGCCCGGTCAACCTCGGGCCCGCGTTAATATCGGATAGTTCCCGAATCGCTTTCAGAATCGAGTATTGCCGCATTTCCGGCTTGGAAAGCCCCAAATCTTGATTGGTCGCCACCGGTTGCGCGTTGCACCGCTCGGTCAAAACCCATTGCTGGAAATCGCCAAGCGATTGGTTTTCATCGATTGCTTTTTGCGCCTCGGCCTGGCAATTGAACCGGGCCCCGAGCGCCAGCATCCCGCGCACCCGCTTGGTTTCGTCGTTGCGCGTTTGTTCGCGCACGATTTCGACGTTCGTTTCGTTGGCCGGCGGATCACCGTTTGCGTTTCCGTTCGCGGGCGCCGGATCATTATTTTGACTTCGAGTCGCCATATGTCTTAACTGTCTTTTCTTACTGGTTTGCGTGCCGGCTTTCATGCGCACGGCGTAAAGTGTTCCGCCCTCATCTTGCTGGCGGCCGAGGCCAACGCTGGCATCGGCGGGCACCGCAACGATTGAAATTTCGTGCGGGGTCCAACGGGTAACTAAAACGTTGTCGAGCTCGTCCTCTTGGCCCTCTTCAGGGTCGAGCAATTCGTATTCGTCGAGCACATATCCAACGCTCACGTTGCGTTTGATTTCGTTGACGATATCGCGCCAAACTTCCATTGGATGCGGGTTGTCGGAAAACCTGGCCCGCGCCCAGGCCCGCTCGTTTTTCTCAACCCAAACTTTCTCGATGATGCCAATGGTCGTTGCACTTGACCATTCGTGATCCTCCAAAAGCGGCAACGCTTTTTGTGAGGCCCGGCTTGTGTCAATCGCGCCCGGTTCGTGCGAGAGAATTTCGTTGCCGTACCATCGGGCAACGGGTGTTGTGGAGGAAAACGGAAATTCGACGGTTAGGTTCTTGGTATTAATCCATTCCCGTTGAATCTCGAGGCCGCGGTATTGTACTGGCAGCTTGTCGGGTAAACGTTGGTTCGCTGGCTTTGCCATCTCGAACCAAAAAATATTTAATGGGGTTTAGTTTAAAAAATCTTTTCCCCATTCAATTGCCCGTTCTTCGAGGAAATTTTATCAACGTTGAAACGATAGCTTCGACGGTAGCGGGGTTCGTTTGGGGTTTCCCATTCTTGTTCGATGACAAGCGTCGCTTGATTATTTCCATTCGCGCCCGTTTCAGGCGGCGGCCCATCGGTGCCGCCGGATCCACCAGGATCACCGCCGCCGGCCGGCTTGCCCTGGGTGCCAACCGGCGTCAAATCGAGGCCGTGTTTTTCGGCCAAGTCGTTCTCGTATTCGAGCGTTTCAAAAACGTCTTCGATATCTTCGCCGCGCCGCGCCAAAACTTCGGTGCGCGTTTCTAACTTGTTATTAATTTGTAATAGATCCGCTTGCGAATCTTTTAATGGGTCTATATAATGGAAACCCCGCGGGTTCCATTTCACCGCTTTTTTCACGGTAGGGATATCCTCAAAACCGAACCCGTCAACCTTGATCCGGCCGCTCAAAATCGACATTTCCAAAAATGCCGTAAAAACCCGCCACCGAACCACCGAAATAAACCATTGTTGAATTTCGCGATAAACCTCGACGTCATCCTTTTGACCGTGCCGCAAACTCGAATAATTGACGCCCTCAAGGTCAGAGGCCAGGGCGTTGTAACCGACATCAAAAGCGCACGCAATCCCGCGCAAAAACGCTTTACGAAATAAACTAAACTCACTCTTCGGTTGCCCTGGATCGAATGGGACAAACTTTTGTCCGGGGTCGAGTAATTCAATTACGCCACTTGCGACCTCACTCACCAGGTTCCCTTGTGAGTCCTCCTCGGCCCCGGTGTAGGCAACCGAATCCATTTCGCGCTCGATAAATCCCATCTTTGCAGATGTTACCCGGGCCGTGATCACCTCGGCGCTTTGATATTCGCCAAATTGCCTCAAGTCATTGATCGCCGCCACAATCCAAGGCACGCATCTTGACTGCGGTGATCTTTCGAAAATTCCAAGGTGAATGATATCCTCGGCCGGGATCCGGATCCGCCGGGCCGTCTGGCCGGTCGCATACGGTGTTTTTTCTTCATTGATCCAGTACGCAACGGGCCGATTCCACGAATTAAACTCGATCCCCATTCGGATCACGTTGCCATTGTTGAGCCGTTCCTGATAACCAAGGTCGATCCAATCCGCTTCGACAAACTGTACCGCGAAATGCCAGGGGTTATCGGGAAACCCGCGCACCAGGCGAATAAAGATTTCGCCATCGGTCACGCATCGGCGCAAAGCAAAAATGTCACCGGTGCGGCAACTAAATTTGCCCGTCACGTCATAATTGCCGAGCTCGGAAAACTCCTCCCATTCGTCCTGTATCGCGTCGTTGAGCTCTTCGTGCGGCCGATCCCGCCGGCGTTCGTGCCGGCACTGGCACTCAATTCGGATCCCGCGGTAACCGAAAACGTAAACTTTTAAGAGCGTCAGAAAGCGACGAAAATAAGGATTCTCCCGCTCCAAGCTTCGGCACTTGTTCCGCAACCGCACGCCGGCGCCCTTGATCGCCTCATCGGCCGTCATGTTGGTGGCGCCGAACCAATCGGCATTTAAATGGCTCGGTTCGGCGGCCTCGTAATGGCGGGCCTTAGAGCCAACGACAATCGCCCGCGGCCGGCGGGTCGGCTCGATCGGGCGAGAATAGGCATCGAAAAGCTTTGGCGCCGCGCTCATGCGCTCAAAGCTTGCCGCACTCAAGCGGCAATCTCAAGATTCAATTGCGGCCCGCCGGTGTCGAGGCCGAGCACATCGCACACGAAAAGCTCATCATTGCCGGCTCGCGACAGGATTTCGGGTCCGTAGTATTGGTCAAATGCATTTTCACGCAAAACTTTTTGCTCAAATGTGTAAGCATCGAAACCGTTGGGAAAATTCCAAATTTTAAGGATCGTAATTTTGCCCATATCCATTCGGAATCTTCTCGCTACTGTACCGTTGGTGATTCCGATTTTGTAAAGCGGCCCGGCCGGCGTTGCGATTCGCAAATAATAAGCAATGGCTGGCTTGTTACGTCTGAATCCGTATTCGACACAATTCGGGCAACCACCATTTAAAAATAAACTATCGGCTGTAGGTGCCCATTGATGTCCACATTCACAGCGGACTTCTAATTTGGAGTGCGTGTTTTTATACTGGCCAATGACGGTAATTTTACCGCCAGATTTTGCAGTGATTCGCGAAACCACTTCATCATGAGTCAATCGTTTTAATTCAGCCAGTTTTCGGCCTTTGCATTTTGTGCAACCTTGCCCATTTAAGAGATAACTTGCCACAATTCCCCATTCATGTCCGCATTCGCAACGGACTAAAAGAGGATCGCAGCGTCGAATGTATCGGCCAATAACGGTAATTCTACCGCGAAAAATCTCAGCAACTCGGGCAACTACCTCATCGTGAGTTAATCGGTTTAGAATAGTTAGCCTTTTGAATAAACATTTGCGGCAACCTTTTCCGTTCAAGAGATTATTTGCCCTCGGTGCCCATTGATACCCACATTCACAGCGCACGGCAATCGGTTGAGAATGTTGAATGTATGGGCCGATAACCGTGATTTTGCCACCATGAATCTTTTCGATTCTGGTTACTACTTCATCGTGCGTGAGTCGCATTATTTAGCCCTTTCGATAGTTGGTTCCGTTCCATCGGGCGCCGGCCGCGATGTTCTCGGCCGCCACTTGCGGGAACAGATTTTTATAATTGAAAGCGGATTCGGCCTGGCCGGGTAAAGTCAAGTGATAGCTTGCCACCGGGCGGATATGGCCAACGTGCCAATACTCCGGGTAATTATCCCAGGTCATGCCGCGTTTGAATTGAAATTCAAGGTGCGAGAGCAGTTCGGCCTTGGTGCAACCAAAACGGGTCATTGCGTGCAAGGCCTGACCGGCCAGGCCGCGCCGATAAAGAGGCCGCAAGCGCCGTGAATAGGTCGAGCTCGACCGGAGTAGCGTCGGGCATTGCGTTGAGGAAATCGCCACCGTTAAAGGCGACGATATAGGAAATGAATTCGGTTTGTGTCATAGAAATAAACAAGCGATCGCGAGAGTTGCGATCGCTATGATAATGATGATGGCAAGGCGGTTGGCCTGGTCGTTCACTTGATCTTACAGTTAAGAATTTCCACGCCGATCAGTGAACCGTTTTCGGCGAAATCCAGATTGGCTATTGGCCCGCGGCCCTCGCCCTCGGGTTGATATGGTATCGTGTAAGCGATTCTGATGCCCTCTTGGACGTAGATATAAACCGCCGAAATTTCTTCATCGAATGTCAGTCGTGCGTTTTGTGTGCTCATTTTTTCCTTTATGTTTTGGCCGAATTGGCCGATTGAAACTGTGGCGGTTGTCGGCTTGATACTGGTGGCGGGAATCGAACCCGCATCTTGGATTTCGGCAAAACCCCGGCTCTATCCGTTGAGCTACACCAGCACCAAGCGGCAACCGCCTCTGTTCTTTTTAGCGGCGGATCCCCTTATTGAATCCGAGCCAATAAACCGTTAAAACCTCAACCTCGGGCGTTGGCCGGTTGGCCGTGCCTTTGGTTACGTCAGCAATCACGCGCAGAGTGTCCTTGCCGAACTTGCGCTCGAGTTCCCAAACTATGCCGTCAAGCCCGTTGCCACTCTTGCGAAATGCGGTCGGGTGATTGATGGCGTCCACCACCTCGCGGCGGTTGGCGTTGCGCTCAATCATCCGCTGTTCCGCATGTTGAGAGAACCGGATGATTTTTGTCATTGTGTGTAACCTCCATACTGCCAAGCGCCGGCCGGTCGTTGCGGGCCGTGCGCGGGCAGGATTGGAAATTGCCGTGATGCAATTTTGTTTTTGTTTGGACTAGAGCTTTTCGTGCTCCGGCGGCCGGTTCCGCGAGGCCCGAGCTCATCCCGCTCAGGCGTTGGGTTTCTGTCTACGGTTTGAATATTAAATGATATTCAAACGAGCGCAACAAAAATCGAAATAATTTTTAACAATGATTCAATATCGCCGTATAGTTCCTCCATAAATGAGTAAATCGAACGCTAATGCACTAGTGCGAAAGGCACTCAAAAACGGAACGTTGGAAAAGCAACGTTGCACGGTTTGTGGGAGTCCTAAAACCGTTGCGCACCACGATGACTACAACCAGCCGCTAAATGTGATTTGGTTGTGTCACAGTCACCATAGGTTGCTTCACGGATTGATGACGCCAAAACCTCTCAAACCCCCGAAAGCTTCTAATACAAAAAAGAGGAAATCCGATCGCCGCGGCGGTGCCCGGCCTGGTGCCGGTCGGCCGACCGATGCAGTACGCGTAACGGTCACAACACGCATCAAGGAAACAGCTCATGACCGGCTCAAGGACGAGGCCCGAGCCCGCAACACAAGCGTTTCAAAGGTGATCGCCGATCACCTCGAGAATCCCTAGATTTTGCGAAACCGGGTGTAAACCAATTTCCGGTTTCCTTGCCCGGGCGGCGGTTCTTCGCCGGCAATCTCATCCTCGAGCCGGCGGATCGCCCGATCGAGTTGTTCCAAATTCGCCATCGTGTATTGGTGCCCTTGAAACGTGCTTTGATGGATCGGCGAGCTCATCACCACCAGGCGACATTGCAAAGCCTCATCGAGCGTTTGCCGCTTGATCGATCGCGGTTCGATCGGCGCCCCGGTGTGCGGGTTAGGCAACATCTCGACCTTGCCAAACTCGGCCGTCGTCGGGTTAGTGCCCTCGGTGCAGACAATCCAGTAGAGCCATTGCCCGGGCGGCACCGCTCGCACGGTTTCGGTCGGCGGGAACAGATAGAGCCATTGCTCATCGGCTTCGCCCCGGGCGCCGGCAACGTTTATTCGGACGGTCCCTAGGGCAAAAAACAATTCGCTCGAATAGCCATCCACTTCCCGATAGTGAGCGGTATCCCAGGTTATCGCCCAAAAATCGCCGGCGACTAGCTGACGGGGAATTGCCATTTGTGCACAGTATCAAATTCCACTCATCGCCGCCAATTGTTCCATGTAGAACGTGGCCGTTGCCGCGGGGTCGGCCCCGGCGCCGGCGGGCTCGAGCTCTCGGCCCCTTGCTCTTTGGCCTCTTTGAATTTTTCGCTCGGGATCCGCCGCGGCCCGGCAATATCGAAATCAATGTGAGTCAAGAGCATCGCGGCCAACCCGTAAACGAAACAATCGAGCCGGTGATTCTCTAGGTGCATGTGCTTGTGCCAGGTATAAACCGGATAACCGTTGACCATTTTCTTGCGCCGATACTCGGCCGTGAATTCGGCGATTGCATCCAGATCAAACCCGCGCACTTCCTCGCCGGTTTGCCCGCAAGGAAAATGTACAATCCCGGGCCCGCTCGGCTCTTTGCGGATTAGCATTGTCCCAATGGCCGTTTTGGCCGCGTCAACGTCAATATTTTGAATCGGCACCTTTAACGCTTTGTCGAAGTAAACGTTGCGAATAATGCTCGCCTTTTGCTGCGTGCTCTTGCGCTTGTCGGCGCCCAGGCCCCGCATGGCCCGCAATCCCTTGGCCGCATTCAAGCGAACGAATTGCAAGCATCGCTCGTAATGATCCCCTTGCACGTCCAGGCCGGTCAAAAGCGGCCGATACCCGTTGCCCTCCCTGTCGTACCATAGGCGCCGGAAAAGCCCCGCCAGTTCGGCCCAAGGCCCCTCGGTCAATTGGGCGCTCATGTCGCCCACAATCGAGCCGGTTTGGATCAACCAAACCTCGTGCCGGCGGCCCCATCCGCAAAGCAACCACCGAAACCCATCGGTTTGCGTGTCGGCCCCGAGCGTTAGCCCGATAATTCCATCCGGTATTTCCGCTTCGCCGAAATAAGATCGTCGGTCGTACAATTGGCTTACCTCGATTTTGTATTCACCGAAAGCGCCGCTCGGCTCGCCTAATCGCGAATTTTGAAAAACGCTCATTAGCGACGGGTCGCCCTCCTCTAAGGCCTCTTGCGCCTGTTTGAATTCCTCAATCAAGGTTTCCCAGCGGATAAACGGGTTGAACAAGGCCGAGAGTTGAAAACTCTTGTGCGTCGGGTGCGGGATCGCTTCGCGCGGTTCCCCTGGTTGATTTAGCCACGTGTTCTGATCGGCCCCGCGGCCGCAATATTCGCAATAGCCGCGGGCGTCCTCGAAATGAATATGCGCCCAACGCAAGTTTACAAACTCACCGCACTCCGGGTTCGGGCACTGTAAAAACCATCGGGTTTGGCTGCCCCGCAAGAAATGACGGTTGATCCGGCTCTTGTCCTCGGTTGTCGGTTTGCTGAATCGCAAGACCATCCCGCCGGTTTCCGAAAAGGTTGTGATCCGTTTGGCAACCAACGCATCGGCGTCGCCTTCCCTCGGCAAATGGCGCAGCTTGTCGGCCTCGTCGATGATGACAAACTTGACCGTGCGCACCGCCAATTGCGTGGACGAACCGCCGCCCACAAAGGTCACTTGGCCGCCCTGGAAAGTCTTGCGCCGAATGCTATTCGAGCCCTCGCGCCTGGTCTGGCTCGCCACCTTGCGCCGCAACCGCGTGCTTTGCCGAATCATCGGGTCAACCTCATCGGCGACGAAATCCTCCATAGCGATTTTACTCGGCAATACCCAAAGCACCCCGGCCGGTTGCCGGTCCATGATGTAGCCCAGGATGTTCGTTGCGATCGTCGATTTCCCGATCCGCTCGGCCGCCATCACCGTGATTTCGCGCACCCCGGGAATCGTGAACGAGTCTTGAATTGCCCGTTGATACGGCAACCGGCCGGCGACGTAGCGGCCAGGTTCGCTTGCCGTTCCCGGCAAATAGCGGTTGTCGGCCGCCCAGTCGGTCACGCTTTGAAAGCTTTCCGGTGCGAACCGGATCCGGATCAATTGAATGACGGCCCGCCGAAACGCCGTGCGCCGTCGCGCCGCCAGGTCGGCGTATTTGTCGAGCTTTAGCGCACCGTCAACCGTCTTGTCCCTCTTGCTCATTGCTTGCGCCTGGTAAGGCTCGCAACTTTGGCGCCTCTAAATCTTCCGGCGCAATCTTGCGCAATTCATCGAATATTTCGCCGCCCAGGTTCTCTATCCGCTCGAGCGCATTGGCCAGGCTCGAGGCCCCGTATGCTTCCCGGGCCATCCGCGGAAAGACGGTTTGGATCTTGGCCCGCACCCGCAAAAGCAATGAATCGATCGCTTCTAACACCGGTCCGAGTTCAATCAAGTCGCCACTCAACCGCTTGACTTTGATTTCGCTCACGGCCGCCGCCGCGATATCTCGCCGAGCTCGGGCGTCATGGTAGGGATTGGCCTGGCGTTTCAAATAGGTGACGTAATCGGCGACGGCCTGGTTGAGCAAATACTTGCCGCCCATCGGCATCCCGGATAAATCCCGTTCGTTGTGCAAAACGTTCCGGTGTGTGAGTGCAATCAATTTCGACGAGCTCATTTGCAAAAGCGCCGCGGTTGCCGTCGTCCCGAGCGGAATAGCCAAATCAACCGGCGGTTCGGCGGTACGCGACATTTTCAGTTCCAAGCAAAATAAGCCGGTGGGTAACCAGGCCAACGAATCAGAATTCCGTTTGTCCTGGCCGCCAACGTCCAGCCCAACGCTTTCCGCGGCGCAAAACCGTTTCGCAAAAATATGGCGAACGTCTCGGCCGCCGGCCGCATTTCCACCTTAAAACCCGGCATAAAGTCTAGCCCGAAAATTTTTCACTGCTCTCCGTTTTCTGGGAGTGTCTCCACCCGCAATCAAAGACTCGGCGGAAGGACCCGGCCGCCGATTTTTTTTGCCGCTGTTTTTCTTTTTCATCCCTGGCCAAGCTTGCGTCGTCGATAGTTAATGCGTTGTCGTTGGTTGCACCGCTCCCGATAGATTTCCTCTTGCAAGACACGCACCGAATCGACGGCCGGCCATTGAAACGGTTGCTCGAGCCAAGCGCCGCACCATGAGCGGCAAACTCGCATGACGAACGGCCGTTGATCGGGTCGATAGGCTGAGACAAAGCCCGAGACAAGAGAAGCAAACTCACGTTCGGCTTGTGCGAGTTCGCGGGTGATGGGCGATTGGTGGCGAGGGTCCACGTTTGTCAAGCGTTTGCTTATGTACTGCGTTTGCAAGGGTTTCGTCAAGCTTTGTGCATCCGTACCCAGATTTCTAACAGGGTAACGATCTCCTCTTGCATGGCAATTTCGTCGTCAGCTTGGGCTTTGCTGATCACGGCCCGAGCGACCATCCGCGGATAGTCACGTTTCATTTCGATAAGCCGGCGGCGGGTGAATTGAGCCAGGTCAATCATTGGGTGTTTGCTCATAAGACTTGAGGGTTTGAGTTGTTGGCCAGTACCGTTTGGCCTAAAACCATCCCTTGAATTGTCTCTGAGTTTTTCCCCACCCCCCGTATACTCTGAAAGAGTACGGGGTGGGAAAGAACTCAAATTCAAGTTCTTGGCCAGTTGTTGGCCGCTGGCCTAAAACCTGGCCTAAAACTAAGATTTCGGCTTGTTTCGGCATATTAAAGTTTGTGGTCGCCCCTCACCATTCGGAGAAGCCCGAAACTCATAAAGCCGGCCGTCGTCGATCGCATCGGCAAGTAAAACTTCGAATCGGCGCCGAGACATTTTCCTTTCCATACAAATGGATTCGAGCAGGCTTTTGCGCATCGATTGCGTGAAATGGACATTGGTGACTACATCGTCAATCGTAAACTCTTGCTGGTTTTGGGTTTTTGCTTTTGCTTCGTTGCTTCGTTTCCCGAGTCGTTTTAAATCGGTCGGGTCAAGATCATCATCACGGACTAGCAGAGGGTGAACCCATCGAACCACGAATGGCTCGAGCGGTGCGAAATCCCGCAAGGTGAACTCGACCGAAAACGCTTGTTCGGTGTTGTGCCGGGTCAAGGTCACTAAGCTGTCGGGATCGCGACTAATGGCGCCGCCGCCCGAGATTCGGTCAATCGATTCGGTGCTCGCCTGGTTGCCTTTGGTGAAATGCGCCGAAAAAACGATGGTGGCCCCGGTGATGCGGTTGATCTCATCAAAGGCCGCCATGATCGGATTAATGGTCGCCGAAACCCGTTCATCTTGAGCGCCTAAGAGTTTGTAAAATGGATCGATGAAAACGACCAAAATATTCAAATCTCGAATCCGCTTTAGCAGTTCGTTTTTGAAAGCCTCGAGTTGCATTTCAAACCCGCGCAAATTCCAAACGAGCAAACTATCGGCGATTTTGCCAACCCCTTTGGCTTGTTCGATCGCTAGTAACCGCCGGCGGAAATTGTATTTTCGGTTTTCGAAATTCACGTACAAACAAAGCGATTGAAACGTTGGAAAACCCCAAAACGGAACGCCGGAATTGATCGAAAGGGCCATATCACTCATTGCCCAGGTTTTATAGGTTTTCGCGCCGCCACCGAAAATCATGCGTGAACTATCCTCGAGTAAATGCTCGACAATTAACCGCGGTTTTTCGATGAGCTCGGTTTTGAATTTGCCAAACGTCGTGATTTCCGGCCAGGCCGGGAACGTCGGCAAGTCGGCCGGTCCAGGCCGGTTTAACTGAGCCCGTAGATCGGTCCATTCGTTCATTTCCGGTTTTGTGGTAAAAGGGCAATGCGTAGTTTTCCATTTTTGGAAATCCAACCGGCGGCCCGATAAAAGCGGCCGGCAACATGGCCGGTGCCGGTTATGTCAGGGTCGGAAGAATCCTTTTTTTTGTAAGGGTAAAGCTCGAGGGTGCCGCGCGGGTTATCGAGGCCGGTTTTCTCACGCTCGAGCTTGACGAGCTCGCGGATCAGATCGCCCATGCGCTCGGTGTCGCGCCGGATGTCTGGGCTCAATTCGAGAATCAATTGCTGCAATTTTTCCTCGTCGATAATGAGGAAACGCCGGCCCAAAACATTGGAATTTTGCGGTGCTCTCATAAGGGTTCATAGCGGTTCGTCGTCCTCCTCATCTTGGCTTTCGTAATAAGCCTCGGGGTCGTTTTCCGCTTCGATCGCCTTGTCTCGTTCAATCTCTTTGCGGATCGCGGCCTTGAGCGTTGGCAATTCAAAAGCCAGGATCGGCGAGGCCCCGCGGTTGAGGCCGTCCCGGGCTACGGTCACGGCAACCTCTTGTGAGCAGGGGTTGATAGCGTAGATGGCTGCCGGCGATAAAATCCGACTAAAAGCCAATTGCCCATTTTCGTCGAGCGCATCGACTCGCAAAAGGGTGCCGTCGCCGAGCTCGTCAAACGCGGTCACCCGACCGACCATGCGGTTATGTCCCATAAGCTCGACCAGGGCCCAATATTCCGGCTTGTAATATTCTATTGTGCCGGGTCTGGTGTTAATTTCGTCTTTATCCATAGTTTTTTTTGTTAGGCGGTTTTCCAAATCCAGATCACGACCACGACCAGGAAAAATAAAATTGCTAAGTTCAAAATAGCTTTGGCTCCTTCATGTCTTCGAAATGCTCTGTAATGGCCCGCATCATGGCAATTTCGCGGTCGGCCTCGGGTTGCTTCATGTAGCCATCACGAACCCACCGCGGATAAGCCCTTTTTCGTTTGGCGAGCTCGCGCCTGGCGCACGCGGTCAGGTCGGTGATTGTAAAACCGTTAATTATTGGTTCCATTGCCGGGCACCAAGTTGAGTTTGATTTGGTCCGGATCCTCAATAACCCGCTCGACGGTTTGCTTGTGGCGGCGGCCGGATAGTTTTTATTGAGTAGATCGCGCACGGCGTCGAGTATTTGCGCGATATCGTGTTCGTAGTTTGGTCGGATCATTTGTAATATCCCCCCGGATTGTCGAATAGGCGTTGTAACAAAACGGCAATTCGATCATTACAATTTGCCTCGGATTTGTAGTGGGCTACGCTTTCAGGAATTTCCAGGCGCTTAATACGCCCTTTTCCATAAAGCGGTTTGTAGGCTTTTTTAGATGGGACATAAACCGCGATGCGGTTTATTTCGACGATGATTTCAGCTTGATCTTGAGGAACATGCCAAAGAAGCAATTGCTTCAAGTCGGGTTTTGATTTTTTAGATCCTGACCCCTTCAGGATATTGCACGTTTCGTCATAAATGATCGTATAAAGACCTTCGAACAAATCTCCGTGCGTGAATTCATGATCGATTAAAACGACATCGAGAACGTGACGGGCGATAGGTGCCGGTTCTCTTTCCCCTTCCCATTCACCAATTGTTTTATGGATTGCCGCTCGAAGGAACGATCTCAAATTTTCTGAGTACATAGTTTTTTTATTTCATCGATATAACTTGTTAATATCAAAACTGCTTTTTCGGCTTTCTGAGAATCTCCCTTTTGCCAAAGCGCATATTTAGCCGCAATCCTAGCGTTCCACTCGGGCATTTCTAAAATACGATCAATAGCCCCGTTAAGTGTTAGCCAATTTTCGCACCAACCAGGCCCGGTCATTAGTTGAGCCTCGGTTAGCGGAGGGTCGGCAGGATCCATTTCAAGAATTGGATTATGAGCTAAATGATCGCGGGTTGCATCGGCAACGGCCCGCTCGATTGTCTTGGCGATTTGCTCGACTTGTGCCGCGGTTGGTTTCGGATTGGTCGCGGTCGCCGCCGCCCATGCTTGCCGTTGTTGCTCTGGCTCGAGGCCGGCC